GCGAGTGTTTCTTCGGTCGCGGTGGTGCCGGGGTGCGCGGGCCCTTGAGGTTGTCGAACCGCTCCTCGATGCGCATGAGACACGCCCCACCCTCGCCATCACCGAACCGCCAGAGCGGCTCAACCGTATCCATCAACTCCTCGAGTGCATCCTCGAAGGCCTGCCAGTCGGCGCGCTCACGCTCGATGTCGCGCCGCATCTGCTCCTCCTGGGCGCGAGCGGACGCGATCTGCCATTCGTCGTAGCTGAGGTCGCGCGGGGTGCCCACCGGTCTCGAAGGTACGGAGGTGTTCACCGATGAGCAAGGGCCTCGGGCGTCCATCGTCGGGGATGGGGCGGTTCATGCTCGACTGCGGCTGGTGGCGCCATCCGCATTTCCGTGGGCTGTCCGCGGAGGCGTTGCACGTGTGGCAGGCCGGCGTGTCGTTCTGCATGGACGCAGCGACCGACGGGATGCTCGGCGTCGCTGACGTCGAGGAGCTCGCCGCCGCGCTTGGTGTGAAGGCGTCGTGGGTGCGCAAGGCGACCAAGGAGCTGACTGCTCGCGGGTTGTGGCGTGAGGTCCAGGGGCCGTACGGGACTGAGCTGGAAACGGTGGGCTACGCGGACCACAACCCGACCAAGACCGAGATCGACGCCTACACCGAGGAACGGTCCGAGCTGGGCAGGAAGGGCAACCACGTCCGCTGGCACGTGAACGAGGACCGGGTCGACCCCCGATGCCCGTACTGCACCGGCGAGCTCGACTGTGACACTCCCAACACCGATCGCTCTAGCGATGGCTCGACCGATCCCCCGACGATCGCTAACGCATCGCATGGGATGGGATGGGATGGAATCCCCCCTAACCCCCCATCGCCAACTGATCGCTCGCGCATCGACCCGACGGTGGTCGACACGGGCATGGCGAACATCGCACACCTCCGAGGAGCGTCGTGATCGAGCTCGGCTCCCGTGTCGAAGCGGCCATGCGCCGCGAGAACCGTGGCACCACCGCGCAACGCGTGGAAGCGATCTGCTCTCGATCGACGTCGTGGTGGCGGATGGACTGGCGGGTCGTGTACGAGGACGAGGTACCAGTGCGCATGGAATGGGCCAGCCGGCCACCGCGTCAGCTTGACGAGGCGGTCGAGGCGTGACGCTCGAGCTGTTGTGCCCACACGACAACGCTCCGCTCGACGAGCTGGGTTCGTGCACGCGCTGCGACTACCAACGCCCGCTGCTGTCGGCGCACGTGAAGAGCGTCGGTCGCGACCGGATCGCCGAGCAGCGCGAGCTGTTGCGGTCGATCCAGGAACCCCGGCATCGGATGCCGGCTGGGCCCGATACGCACGAGGTCGTGACCGCGGATCCGTCATTGATCGAGGAGGAGCAGTGACCCACTACCCCGACGAGACACGCCTCCGAGAGTGGGGCGAGAAGCTCGCCGCAACGGATTGGCGTGCGCTCACCGACGCGGTCATCGCCTACGCCCACCGCGACGACCAGGTCGACACACCCGACGGGTTCCCCCGGTCGACACTCGGCGACGGCTCCCGCGGTAGGGGCGGCTCATCGACCGAGGCCGGCGCGATCGCTCTGCTCGACGAACGAGCAGACGAGTTCCACGACCACGTTCAGAACCTCGTCGTCTACTTCATGGACGCCGCGCAGGCTCGGAACAACGCCATCTCCCGCCGCCGCAAGCTCGACACCATGTCGATGCTGCAACGCCCGCCAGGGCACACCGCGTCACCATGCGCCGAACCTCACTGCGACGATCTTGCTGACGGTGGGAGGGACGGCCGATGCGAAGCCTGCTACCGGTGGCGTGTCCGTTGGGCCGACAAACGAGGGCGCTCCAAGACCGAAGCACCGATTGTTCCGCGCTCGGTGATCGACGAACGCAGACGAGCTCGAGAGAACCGCAAGGTCCACGTCAACGGACCACTCGCACAGCACCACGGAGATGGAGCTGACATCGTCGAACGGTTGAACCCCGGCCATGTCACCGGCACGTAACCGCAGGGTGCTTGACCGCATGTCACAGACGAACTACAACGGTGTCATTCTTGCGAGCGGTGCGCCACCGCACACCGCACAACGCTGATGGCCTGGGAAGGCAGCACCCGCGCCAAGCGACTCCCACCCGACTGGGCGAAGACACGCCGCCGCATCCTCCAACGTGACGCCTACCGCTGCCACGTCTGCGAACAACCTGGAGCGGACGAGGTCGATCACCTCCGACCAGGCGACGACCACAGCGACGCCAACCTCTCTGCCATCTGTCGCTCATGCCATCGCACCAAGTCGAGCCTCGAGGGAGTCCGAGCCCGACGCAGCGGCAAGCGCAAGCCCGAGCGGCACCCAGGCTACAAGACGACCCCTGGGGGATGACCCCCTTCGCCCAACACACGACGACCGGTCGGCATAGCGCCTGCCAGTCGCTACGGGTACCAAGCCGATGGCCGGAGGTGAACCGTGTCGAGGAAGGGCCCGCCACCGAAGCGGGACTCGCAGCGCAGGCGCCAGAACAAGCCCGACACGCCGGTCGAGACGGCGACCTCGGATGGTGGTGTGCGCGGACCGAAGCTGGTGGGCAACCACTCAGCGCCGGCGAAGCGTTGGTACGAGGCGCTCCAGCGGTCGGGGCAGGCTCAGTTCTTCGAGCCGTCCGACTGGGCCGCGGCCGAGCTCGTCGTGCTCGCGATCGACAAGTTCGTGAAGTCGGGCTCGGCGATGATGCTCGGCGCGATCGAGAAGATGAGCGCCAACCTCCTCGTGACCGAGGGCGACCGCCGCCGTCTGCGGCTTGAGCTGGAGCGGCCCGCCCCGGCGCAGGGTCAGGAAGGCGCGGATGTTGCCTGGATCGATGACGCTCGCAACCGCCTCCGAGGCGCCCAGTAGCCGTCTCGAAACCCTGCCGGCGTGGCCGTGGGATCCGTTCGATTCCAGCGCGCCACTGACGCTCGGGTGGGCCGCCGCCGAGTGGGCCGAGCTGCTGCTCATCCAGCCGAACGGGCCGTGGGCTGGCCGACGGTTCCGGTTCACGCGCGACCAGCTGCGGTTCCTGCTGTGGTGGTACGCCCTCGACTTCGACGGCCAGTGGCTCTTCCAGCACGGTGTCCGCCGGCTCGCCAAGGGGTCGGGCAAATCGCCATTCGCCGCAGTGCTCGCGCTCATCGAGTTCTGCGGACCCGTCCGGCTCGCCTGCAAGGACGACCGGCTTCCCGGCGGCGTCGGCGGCCGGCCTGTCGACATGCCACTCGTGCAGATCGCTGCCACGGCCGAGTCACAGACCGCCAACACGATGCGGATGGTCCGAGCGTTCGCGCCGAAGGGCTCCGCGGTCGTGCGCGACTACCACCTCGACCCGGGCAAGACCCGGTACTACAAGGTCCCCGAGGGCACACTCGAGGTCATCACCTCATCGGTCACCGCCTCGGAAGGCGCCGAGTCCTCCTTCATCGTCGGCGACGAGACCGAGCACTGGAAGCCTTCCAACGCCGGGCCCGAGCTCGCCGCCACGCTCGAGGACAACCTCGCCAAGTCCGGGTCCCGAATGCTGGAGACCGCTAACGCGTGGGTCCCCGGCCAAGAATCGGTCGCTGAGGCGTCCTGGGACGCGTGGGTCGCCCAAGAGGAGGGCAGGCTGCAGGACGAGTCCGGCCGGGTGCTCTACGACGCCCGCCTCGCCCCACCCGACACCGATCTCACCGACCGGGACTCGCTCGTCGCCGCGCTCGAGCACGTCTACGGCGACTGCGACTGGAAACGCGACAGCAAGGGTCGGCTCGAGGTCGCCCCGATCATCAAGCGCATCTGGTCCCCCAAGTCGAAGCCGTCCGAATCGAAGCGGAAGTACCTCAACTGGCCGTCCGTCCACGAGCGGGCATGGATGGACCCCGCCGAGTGGGCGCGGCTCGCCGACTCCAGCCGGGACCTCGACCCCGGCGAGGAGGTCGTGCTGTTCTTCGATGGCTCGAAGAGCCGGGACGCTACCGCGCTCGTTGGGTGTTGCGTCTCCGACGGCTACGTGTTCACCATCGATGTCTGGGAACCCCACCCGGTCCACGACACCGAAGACGTCGTCGACGTTCACGACGTCGACCGTCAGATCCAGGCGACCTTCGACCGACTCAACGTTGTCGGGTTCTTCGCTGACGTGAAGGAGTGGGAGAGCTTCGTCAAGATCGACTGGCCGGCCCGCTTCGCCGACCGCCTCCGCGTCCTCGCCGTCCCCACCGGCAAGGACCCCCAGTCGATCGCGTGGGACATGCGCTCGCACACCTTCGACTTCACCCAAGCCGTCGAGCTCGTCGAAGCCGAGATCGCCGAACAGCAGTTCCGCCACGACGACCACCCCGTCCTCGCGCGGCACGTCGCGAACTGCCGGCTCGACCCGAACCGCTACGGGACCTCGGTGCGCAAGGAATCGCCCGACTCGCCGCTCAAGATCGACGCCGCCGTCTGCATGATCGGGGCGCGGATGGTGCGCCGGCGCTACCTCGCCGCGGCACCGTCCACCAAGCGAACCGGCGTCGTCGCCTGAGAGGAGCCCTGTGGCACTGACCCCAGACGAAGCCGTCGCGGTCGCCGCTGACGCGCTCCTCCCCGCATGGATGCACGAGCGCGAGAAGCTCGACCGCATCGACCGGTGGGCGCGGTGGGACCACGAGGACCCACACCGCCCCAAGCAGGCAACCGCCGAGTACCGCGAGCTGTCCGCGCGAGCGCAGGCCCCGTGGGGTGCCCTGATCGTGTCCTCGGTCGCCCAGACCCTCTACATCGAGGGCTACCGACGCCCCGACGCACCCGACGACGCGACCGCCTGGAACATCTGGCAAGCGAACGGGATGGACTCCCGACAGATCGCCATGAACCGGGCGACGCTCACCTACGGCGTCTCCTACGGCACCAGCCTTCCCGGCCGAGTCGCGTTGACCGGCGCGTTGATGCCGGTGATGCGCGGGGTGTCACCCCGCAACATGATCGCCCTCTACGCCGACCCCGCCGGCGACGAGTGGCCCGAGGTCGCGCTCAGCATCCGCAAGGTGCGCGGGGTGTTCCGCATCGAGGTGTGGGACGACGAGAAGGTCCACCACCTGCGCGTCAGCAACCCCACGTCGAAGCCGACCTGGGACAGTGAGGAAGTCCACAACTCCGGCGTCACCCCAGTCGTCCGGTACGTCAACCGCTTCGACCTCGAAGGCCGCTCAGCGGGTGAGGTCGAGCCATTCATCCCGCTCCTCGGGCGGATCGACCAGACGGCCTTCGACCGGCTCGTCGTGCAACGGTTCGCCTCCTGGGTCGTGCGGACGATCGCCGGCATGTCCGTCGTCGAATCCGCCAAGGCCACCGACTCGACCGTGGGCGAGGTGAAGATGCGCCTCCGCGTCGAGGACATGCTCACCGCCGAAGATCCCGACACGAAGTTCGGGTCGCTCCCCGCCACCCCGCTCGACGGGTTCATCAAGGCCGAAGAACGCGACCTCACCGACCTCGCCGCCGTCTCCCAGACCCCCGCGTTCGAGCTGCTCGGCCAGATGGCGAACATGAGCGCAGAGGCGCTCGCCGCCGCGAAGTCCTCCCAGACCGCCAAGTCCGAAGAGACCAAGCACGTCCTCGGCGAAGCCTACGAACAGCACCTCCGACTTGCCGAACACCAAGCCGGCAACGCCGACGGCGCCGCCGACTTCCGCGCCCAGGTCCGATGGGCCGACACCTCCATCCGCTCGCTCTCCCAAGCTGTCGACGCGCTCGGCAAGCTCGCACAGATGCTCGGCTTCCCGGCCGACCTGCTCTGGTCCAAGGTGCCCGGCATCACCCAGACCGACGTCGACGAAGCCAAGGCGAAGATCGAAGAGGGTGGCGGGCTCGAGCAACTCGTTCGCCAGCTCGCTTCGGCCGGGCAGTCACAGCCCCTTGGCGTCGTCGGCTGAGGGCCGAGCGCTCACCGAGGCGCACCGACTCGCCCAGAACCGCGTCGGACGCCTCGTCGTCCGCCAGATGTTCGCCTCATGGCGCATCCTCGACCCAACCAACATCGACGCCGGGCTCGACGCGTGGCTCACCTCAGCCCTCAGCGCCATCCAAGAGTACCGTCTCGCGTCGGCCCGGCTCGCTGGCAGCTACGTCACGGCATTCAGCGCAGCGGAAGGCGGCGCGGCGTTCTCCCCGAGAGTCGCTGGGTTCGTCAACCCCGAGCAGGTCATCACCTCGCTAACCATCACCGGCCCCGTCCGATTCAAGGCTGGGGTCGCGGCCGGCAAGACAACCGCCCGAGCGATGCGCGATGCCCGGACGAGCTCGGCCGCGGCAGCGATGCGACACGCAATGGACGGCGGGCGTGAGACCGTCCTCAACGGCGTCGAGGGGGACCCCAACGCGATCGGCTGGGCCCGAGCCGCGAGCGGTGGCGCGTGCGCGTTCTGCGCGCTGCTTGCCAGCCGCGGCCCCGTTTACAGCGAGGACACCGGCCGCTTCCGATCACACGACGGCTGCAACTGCTCGCTCGAACCCGTCTACGAGCGACTCGGCCGAGACGCATGGCCCCCAGGCTCCGCCGAGTACCGCGAGCTCTACGACGAGACTGCGAAGGGCACGAAGGACCCTGCAGCGGCGTTCCGTTCCGCACTCGACGCGGAACGCTCGACGCCCACGCCCGTCTCGTTCAAGAACGTCGACGACGTCAACACGTGGGCCGCCGCTCGAGGCATCAAGGTCGACCCGTCGGTCACCGACAACGTCCCGCTCCCGCGCATCGAGGACATGGCACGCGCCCGCGACCGGCTCGCCGCCAAGTACGGCGCCGAGCAGGTCAAGCTCGAGGCCATCACCTACAAACCGGCCGGGATGGGTGAGGTAGCGATGATCCACTTCGGCCGCGTCCTCGGCGACCTCGCCAAACCGACAAGCGCAGCACGCGCACAGTTCACCGGGAAGATGTCCGTCGAGGGCCCAGGCGCGGCCCGCGTGGTCGCTGGGACCTACGAGGAAGCGTGGGTCCACGAGTTCGGCCATGTCACGACCGCCAACACCCCGTGGATGGCCCAGTACGCCGGCAAGGGGTTGAAGTTCACCCCTACCGGCAAGTCGATGATCCGCGAAGCGATGATCGAGTCCGGATACGCGAAGCGCAACCGGCAGCTCGTGCGCGACCTGGTGCAAGGCGACGTCTCCCAGTACGCCGGCACCAACGACCAAGAGTTCTTCGCTGAAGTCTTCACTCTCTTCAATCGGGAGGCCGGAATCGCCGGTCTCCCGAAAGAGACCCAGGACCGACTCCAAGCATTCCAGGCCGCCATCAACCGGCGGGCTGGTCGGACCGTCCTATAGCCGATCGCCCGGCGTGACGCCGGGACGACACCCCCAGGGCGTGACGCCCGACCCGGCCGTGATGGCCGGCGCACGAAGGAGGGCGTGATGCCCGACGACCCCAAGCCAGACCCCGAAGACAACGACGACGACCCCAAGCCCGATCCTGATGCGGGAGCCAAGAAGGCCCTCGATGAGGAGCGCAAAGCCCGGCGTGATGCCGAGAAGCGGCTCAAGGAGCTCGAGGGCAAGGTCAAGGAGTTCGAGGACCGCGACAAATCGGAGGGCGAGAAGCTCACCGACAAGATCGCCGCGGCCGAGAAGCGAGCAGCCGACGCCGAAGCGCGCGCGCTGCGGTCCGAAGTCGCGATGTCGAAGGGGCTCACCGCTGGGCAGGCGAAACGCCTCGCCCACGACGCAGTGACTCGCGAGGACCTCGAGGCCGACGCCGACGACATCCTCGAGAACTTCCCAGCCAAGGACGGCGCCAACCCGCCGCCCACCCGCAAACCCGCCGCCGACCTCAAGGGCGGCAGCGACCCCACGGAGGAAGCCGACATCGACGTCCGCAAGGTCGTCGAGTCCATCCCCCGCGGATTGTAACCCGCGTTCGTCCGCCACGACGACGACGCGGTCCAACTCGACCTAGGAGGTCATCGTGGCGAACACCTTCATCAAGGAAAGTCAGATCGTCGACGCTGCAGCGCTACTGCTCCAGCGCGAGATCGTGCTTCCCCGCACCGTCTGGGCGCAGCCCGACGCAGCGTTCGTCGGTGCGCTCAACGACACCGTCACCCTCCGCATCCCCGCGGTCCGCACCGCCGGAACGCGCACGATGCGGTCCAACACGGCGCTCAGCCCGACCGACCTGACCGAGACCTCGGTCCCGGTGGTCCTCGACACCCACGTCTACGACCTGCTCAACATCACCGACGAGCAACTCACGCTCGACATCATCGACTTCGCCCGCCAGGTGCTGAATCCTCAGCTCCGCGCGGTAGCCGAAGGCATGGAGGACGTGATCGCGGCGGCGCTCGCCGGCGCGAACGTGGCCGCAGGCCAGGAGCTCGACCCGATCGACACGAGCACCGCGCCCTCCTCGGGCGAGGCGTTCGCCGTCGCCGTCGCAGCACGGAAGGTCCTCAACGACCTCAACGTGCCCCGCTCCGAGCGGGTGCTCGTGCTCGGATCCGAGCTCGAGGCGTGGTTCCTCAACGACCCGGTCGTCAACAACCACAACTCGGGCAACCGCGACGCGCTCGAGGAGGCGACGATCAACCGGATCGCTGGCTTCACGATCCTCGGCTCCAACGCCGTCGGATCGGACGAGGGCTACGCGTACCACCGCACCGCGATCGGCTTCGCGAACGTCGCCCCCGCCCTGCCGGACGGCGCCGCGATGAAATCCCGCGTCGCGACCGAGACCCTCGCCCTGCGCTACCTGCGGGACTACAACCCGACCAACTCCACCGGCCCCGTCGACCGCTCCCTCGTGGACGCGTTCGTCGGCGCCTCCTCAGTGGAGGAAGACGGGAACAACAACCGTCTCGTCGTCCTGGCCGCCCAGGGCTCCTGACACCGTCAGCCGGGGGCTTCGGCCCCCGGCTCTACGGGAGGTGACCCGTGGCCCGACCGACGCTCGCGACGCTCGACGACCTGAACGCGCGTCTCGACACGCCAGCGACCAACCCCACCCAGGCTTACGCACGGCTCGCGGACGCATCCGAAATCGTTCGCGCCTACGCGGGCGAGGACTGGATCGACGCCGACGGAGAACCCGAAGAGGTCCCCGACCAGATCGTGGGTGTCGTCGCGCAGATGGTCGAACGCTCCTCACGCAACCCTGGAGGCGTCACCTCCGAGACCGCCGGGCCGTTCGCCCGCTCCTTCGGACCCGAAGCCGCAACCCGGCTGTACCTCACCAAGCTGGACAAGCTCATCATCCGCGCCGCGGTCGACCGCGGCCAGGTCGGCACCATCCCAACCTCCCGCGGGCCGCTCGAGACCCCGCCCGTCATCGACGGCTACCACCTCGACCCCACCTCGGTCGAAGAGACCGACCCCTTCTCGCTCACATGATCGTCCGGGTCCGCCCAACCGGCACCGACGTCTACGGCGACCGCGAAGCCGGCGACCCCGACCGGCTCACCATCGACAGCGCGTTCGTCGCGCCACGCCACTCGAACGAAGTCCACGACCCCGGCCGCGAGGCTGTCGTGACCGGGCTCACACTGTTCGCTCCCGTCGGTTCGGACATCGTCCACACCGACCAGGTCGAAGTCGACGGCGTGCTCTACGACATCGACGGCGACCCCGGCACCTGGGAACACCCCTGGACCAGCTGGGCGGCAGGGATGACCGCCGAACTCACCCAGGCGACCGGATGATCCCCAAAGTCCTCCACCACATCTGGATCGGTGGGCCGCTCCCCGAGCATCTCGACGGCTACGTCGACACCTGGCGCGACCACCACCCAGGATGGGACCACATCATGTGGTCCAACTTCGACTGGTTGCAGAACCAGTACTTCTACGACCACGCCGACGAGATCACCCCGCACGTCGGCCAGTTCCGCGCCGACCTCGCCCGCTACGAGATCCTCCACCGTCACGGCGGCGTCTACGTCGACTGCGACTTCGAGTGCCGCCGACCCCTCGACGAGCTCATCGATCGGCTCGACGCGTTCGCGGCATGGGAAACCGACGACGTGTGGGTCAACAACGCCATCATCGGAGCACGCGCCGGCCACGGGGCACTCGCTCGGGTCATCCTCTCCATCCCTATGAACGTCGCGCTCAACCGCGGCAAGCGGCCGAACGTGATGACCGGCCCCCAGTTGCTAACACCGATCTGGCGCCGCTCGACGGCGACGACGTTCCCGTCGGCGCTGTTCTACCCGTACCGGTGGGACGAGCTCGACCGGCGCGACGAGGACTTCCCCGACGCCTACGCCGTGCACCACTGGGAGAACGCCCGTAAGCGAGCCGCATGATCTGCGACATCGCCGCCTTCGGCCTGCGCTACCGCATCAACGACCCCGGCGGCCGGGTCGGCTCGAAGGTCACCAACGGCGAACCCTACGAGCGACGCCTCCTCGTCGACATCCACCAGCACAACCTCGCCGGGACCGCGTTCGACGTCGGGGCGCACGTCGGGAACCACTCCCTCTACCTCGCCGCCATCTGCGGGCTTCGCGTCCACGCCTGGGAACCACACGACCAGTCCCGCCACCAGCTCGAAGCAAACCTCGCCCTCAACCCCGGCCTCGACATCACCGTCCACGCCTGGGCCGCAGGCGCCCGCGTCGCACGCGGCCGACTCACCCCCGGCCGCTGGGTCGAGTTCGACCCCGCCCGCGACGGCGCCAACCTCAAGCTCGATCGCGGCCACGTCCGCGTCCGACCGATCGACAGCTACCTCGACGTCTCCGACCTCGCCGTTCTCAAGGTCGACGTCGAAGGGATGGAAGCGGCCGTCCTCGAAGGCGCACTCGACCACATCGAACGATGCCGACCGCTGATCTACACCGAGACCCACACCGACCAGTCCCACGACAGCGTCGCCCAGCTCCTCGAGCCGCTCGGCTACGAGATGACCCGGGCGATCCACATGGGCTCGACGATGGAGCGCTGGAGCCCATGATCCTCGAAGACGCCGTCGGCCTCCTCAACCCCGGCATCGGCGACGCCCTCCACGACCTCGCCACCGAGGTCCCCGCCAACCAGGCGATCGTCGAAATCGGCTCCTACAAAGGCAAGAGCACCGCCTACCTTGCCGCCGGCTCGAAGGCCGGGCAAGGCGTCCCCGTGTACGCCGTCGACCCCTGGGACCTCCCCGGCAACATCGCCGGCAAACACGGATTCACCGACCCCGAGGTGCGCGAAGCGTTCGAGAAGCAGCTCCGCGCTCTTCGTCTCTGGTCGCGGGTCACCCCGATCCGGGCGTTCAGCACCGACGCCGCACACGCATGGGACGGGCCGCTCGTGGGGCTGCTGTTCATCGACGGCGACCACGACGAGGAATCAGTCCGCGCCGACCTCGAGGCATGGGTCCCGCATCTCGCGCCCTCCCATGTCGTCGCCTTCGACGACTACGCGACCCGACGGAACCCTGGCGTGCGCGCCGTGGTCGACACGCTCGTCGGCTACCGCGTCAAGATCGTCGCCGAGCACCTCGCGGTCTGTCGACTGTGACCCTGTCGGTCGTGGTGATGGCCCACCCACGCCGCGAGGCGATGGTCACCGAGCTCGTCGAGTCCCTCGACCGTCCGGCGCAGGTGGTGTGGGACGAACACAACGACCGCCACGACACCGGGATCCGCGCCATGTGCGCCTACGACCCGGCCGCAACTCATCACCTCGTCATCCAAGACGACGCCGTCGCCTGCAGAGACCTCCTCGCCGGCACCGAACAAGCGCTCGAGCACGTCCCCGCCGACGCGCCCGTCAGCTTGTACGTCGGACGGGTTCGCCCGTTCCGACGCAGCGTCGAGCGAGCCGTCGAAGCCGCTGGTGACGGGGTGTCGTGGCTCACGATGGAGGGCGTCTACTGGGGACCCGCCATCGTCGTTCCCACAGCCACAATCGACGACCTTGCCGCCTGGTATCGGCACTCCACCATCCAGAACTACGACCGTCGCGTGTCGCGGTGGTTCGAGAAGCACGGGACCGCCTGCTGGTACTCGTGGCCCTCCCTCGTCGATCACCGCGGCGACGACTCGCTCGTCACCGGCCACAACCAGCGGCGCACTGCCCACCGCTTCGCCGGCACCGACGTCTCCGCCTTGTCGGTCGACTGGTCAGGAGAGGTAGTGCCTATCGGCGACACCGCCCGCCTCGACCGGTCACGCCAACGCCTCGCCCAGCAAGCCGGGAGGGTCGCCCGATGAGAGCCACCTACAAGCCCGACCGGCGCGGCACCGCGCAACTCCTCAAGGACCCCGAGCTGGCGAAACTCGTCCACCGCAACGCCGAGAAGATCGCCGACAACCTCGACCCCGACCTCGACATCGTCGTCGACGACTACACGACCGACCGCGTCGCGTCCTCCGTCACCATCCGCGAACCCCAGGCGCTGCTCCTCCAGGCCCGCGACGGGACTCTCACCCGCGCCGCCGCCGCCGCCGGACTCGAGGTGCGCAAGCAATGACGCGACCACAGGTGACATTCCCCGACGCGCAACGAGCCGTCGTCGATCTGCTCACCGAACTGCTCGACGACGCCGGCGAGACCGTCACCGTCGCGGTCGGCGTGCCGAACGGGTGGAAGCCGGGCACGACCTCACATCTCGAGGTCGCCTCGGACGGCACCCCCGACCAGACCTGGCCCGTCGTCGCGTACCCGACCATCCGCATCGTCGCTCGCGCGTCCACCACAACCGAAGCGAAGCGCCTCGCCGCGCTCGCCGAGGGGCTCCTCGTCGCGTACGGCGGCGGCGACACGATCTCCACCATCCGACCCCTGACCGGCGTGCTCCCCGCACGCGACGACCAGACCAACGCAGAAATCGCGTCGGTGACCCTCCGGGTAGCCGTCCGATCCGAACCCGCCAACAGCGGAAGCTAGGAGGCATCATGGCCGGCGATCCGGCGAATGCAGATCATTGGACCGAGGCTGACGTGTACGTCGGCTCGCTGGTCGCAGCAACCCCTGCCGACGAGGACACCCCGTTCTCGGCGGACTGGGATCTTGTGGGCCTGCTCGACGGCGACGCCGGCTTCGAGCACACCCGCGAGGAAGACCAGACCGACCGGTTCGCGTGGGGCGGCATCCTCGTACGCACCCTGCGACGCAACTTCAAGTACACCGTCGCCTTCACCCCGCTCGAGTACAACGCGACGACACGCTCGCTGCTGTGGCCCGGGTCCGGCCCGGGCGAGCTGATCGTGCCGCGGCCGGCACGCATCAAGATCGCGTTCGAGACGCGCGAGGGGACCGCGGTTCGTCGCCTCATCTCGTCCTACCAGGCCGAGGTCGCGGTCAACGGCTCCTACAGCGAGACCGAGAGCGACGTCACGGTCTACCCGCTCATCGCCACGATCTTCCCCGACGCCGATGGTGTGCTGTTCGACGAACAGCCGAACCCGGCATCGTGAGCGACCCGGTACGCGTCGAGGCCGACGGGCTCACGCAGTCGACGATCTGGGAGGGCATCGAGGTTGTGGTGCCCTCCTCGGTCGACGAGTGGGACATGGACGCGCTCGAAGCGTTCGAGAACGCCAAAGGCGCAACGTTTCTCGTCAACCTCGTCGGGCGCAGCACGTACGACGAGATGTGTCGGGCGTTCATCCGCAACCACGGCCGCAAACCGAAGGTCTCCGACTTCGCCGTGTTCACCGAACAGGTCGCCAAGCTCTACGGCTTCGGTGACGCGGGGGAATAGCCGGCCTCCTCGCCATCCTGCGAGAGCAGCGCGACGCGTTGGAGGCCGACCTTGCTCGCTTCTACCACTGCGACCTTCGCGACCTCTACCGCTTCGACGCGGACGGCGTCCGACGGTTGACGTTGCGCATGGTGCTGGTCCGCGTCAAGCACCTCCCTGCCGACTCCGCGCTCGGCGGTGGGTGGACGCGGTCCGAACATCTTCTCGACGAGCTCCGACGCCAAGTGGCCGGCTCCGCGGGCGTGAAGAACCCCAAGCCGCACCCGGATCGGCCGAAACGGAAGCCGCGACGGATGACCAAACAGCGCAAGGCGAAGCTCGACGACGCCCGCCGGCGGGCCCGAGAGCGACGCAAAGCGATCGCCGAAGGGAGGCTCTGACGTGACGACAGTCGGCTACGCCTCCATCCCGGTCATCCCGTCATTCAAGGGCTTCCAGCAGGCGATCGGCAAAGAACTGTCCGGCTCACTCCGACCGCTCTCCCGTGCCGCGGAGAACGTTGGCGAGTCGATCGGCGCGTCGTTGGCCGACGGCGTCAAGGGCGCCGGCCTGGCCGATCTCGGCCGCGACGCAGCGTCGTTCACACGCGACCTCGAACGGGCCGAACGCGACGTCGCCTCCCTCACCGCCGAGCTCAAGGAGAAACGGACCCTCGAGATCGACACCGGCGACCTCGAGGCCAAGCTCGCCCGAGCGAAGCAAGAAGTGGCGTCGGCCAAGTCGGCTCTCGAGCAGAAGATCCGATTGGACCTCGACACAGGGTCGCTGGCCACCCAGGGCGAACGGGCGGGGTCGGACCTCGGCGGCGGGGTCACCGAAGGTCTTAGCTCCAAAAGTTCCGAGATCTCGTCGGTCATCACCGGTGTCGTCGCGTCCGCGGGCGTGGCCGCCGGTGTGCTCGCGGGCGTCGCGATCGTCGACGGCATAAGCGACGCGATCCAGCGCGGTGTCGAGTCCGACCTTCTCGCCGCACAGGTCGGCATCTTCAACCCCGACGAGCAGCAACGGCTTGGAGCAATCGCCGGAGGCTTGTACGCCGACGCATTCGGCGAAAGCGTCGGCGAGATCAACGACACGCTCCGTGCCATCCTCACCACCAACATTCTCCCAGAGGACGCCGGTGACGCCGAGCTGCGAGCGCTAGCCGAGAAGTTCCTCAACTTCCAGACGACATTCTCCGCTGACGCCACCGAAACGGCACGCGCGGTCGCAACCCTCGTCCGCACCGGTCTGGTCGGCGGGGTCGACGAAGCGTTCGACCTACTGACCCGAGGCTTCCAGGAGACCGGCGACCCGGCGCAAGACCTGCTCGACACGGTCAACGAGTACTCGACCCAGTTCCGCAAGCTCGGCCTCGGCGGGGCTGCAGCCCTCGGGCTGCTCGACCAAGGCTTCGACGCCGGCGCGCGCGACCTCGACATCGTCGCCGACGCCTTCAAGGAGTTCAGCATCCGCGCCGTCGACGGGACGGAACTGACCGCGCAAGGCTTCGCCGCACTCGGGCTCGACGCCCGCGAGATGGCCGAACGCATCGGCGCCGGTGGCGAATCCGCGGCCAGCGCGCTCGACGAGACGCTTGACAAGCTCCGCGCCATCGAAGACCCCGTCAAGAGGTCCCAAACGGCGGTAGCGCTGTTCGGCACCCAAGCCGAAGACCTCGGCGACGCACTGTTCGCGTTGGACCCCTCCGAAGCGGCCGCGAGGCTCGGCAAGCTCGACTCGGCCGCAGTCGACACCGGCAACGTCCTCAACGACAACCTCGGAACGGCGCTGGAATCCATCCGACGCAAGCTCGAGCCCGGCTCGCTTCTCGCCGCGTTCCAAACCGGCGGGTTCGAGGGCGTCAAGTCCCAACTGTCGGCGGTCGTCGACGAGCTGTCCGCGTTGTGGGACCGGTACGGCACCCAAGCCCTCGACGCGCTCGGCCGCGGCTGGGACGCGCTCATGGAGTGGTGGAACGCGAACGGCGAGACACGTGTGCTCGCCCCGCTGCGAACGTGGTGGGACGAAACGGGAGCCCCTGCGCTGTCGAGCATCCTGACAGGGGTGTTCCAATCCGCCGGCACCGCAGCGGCGGCCGTTCTCACCTCGGGCGAGTTCTGGGGGACCGTGTTCTCGATCTGGAAGACCAACGTGTTGACCCAGTCGAAAGTGGTGGTCGACGCGCTGAAATGGTTCGCCGGGATCGCAGTCGAATCGTGGTGGGGGATCGTCACGCAAGTGCCGACACACGTCGCCGGGCTGATGTTCGAGGCCTACAAGGCGGTGTTCCTGAACCCGTTGTGGTGGGTTCTGAACACGATGATCGACCTGTGGAACTCGTTGGACTTCGGCGTGTCGATCTCCGACTGGGTCCCGTTCATCGGAGGCCGTTCGATCGACGACGTGTTCCCCGACGTCCCCCGACTGCCGAAACTGCACAGCGGCGGGATGATCCCCGGCAACGCCAACGACGAGATGCTCGCCATCCTCCAAGGCGGCGAGAGGGTCCTCTCCCGCTCCGAGGTCGCCGCCGGCTCCACGGGCGCGGGGTTCTCCGTCGGTGCGATCATGATCAACGAGACACGCAACCCCCGCGCCACCGCAGAACAGACGGTCCGCCGGTTCCGGGACATGGAGTTCTTGATCAGGGGGGCAGCCTGAATGCCCTACGTGATCACCGAGGAGCTCTACGCGTCGATCGACGGCGTTCCGCTCGACACGCCAGCGTGGTCCCACGCCAACCGCATGGAGCTCTGGGACCCGGCAGCGCGCCGCGGCGGTGAAGGCACGATCATCCCGCTCGACCCGGGGCGCATCGCGAACCCCGCACGAGCGGACGAGACGGAACGCTCCATCCGGCTCGACGTCGAGAACCACCTCGACTGGGAAGGCAACCCGCACACCGACCTCCGCTACGGCTGGATCCGCAACATCGGCCACCTGAAAGACGAGATCGTCGCTGACCCCGGTGGAGACGGCACCCGGCTGTTGCTCCTCGAGCTCGGCGACGAAGGCACATGGTCCGCCGAGGTGGTGGTGACAGGGATGGAATCCGACGAGGTGTCCGGCGCGGCCGTGATCACGATCCGCGTCAACGAGGGCGAACTGATGCTCTCCGGTAGCTGATGCCCCGCCCGGAACTCACCGTCACCGTCGGAGACACCCCCGATGAAGCAGGGGACCCCGGTGACCAGATCGACTACACCGCCCAAGGCACGACCGCGGGCTTCCAGCTGGCGTTCAACAGCATCGGGACCGGCGTCGTCACCGTCCGCAACGACGACCCGCTCCTCGCTGAGCTGACCACCGGCCGCTACCTCCGCTGGATGCTCGACGGCACCCAGGTCTGGACGACCCGGATCACCTGGCAACGCAAGGCCGTGGTCGCGCCAGACGAAGAGGTCGGCCATCTCACCGTGGTCGAATCGCAAGGACAGCTCGCCGACTGGCAGCGCGCCACCGTCCAACCCGAGCTCGGGTACCTCACGAACCCCTACAGCTCAGCGCGGGTGTTCAACTTCGCTTCCCCCTACTACGACGACACGGACTGGGACACCCCGTTCGAGCAGTTCCGCCAGGACGAGTACGGCGTACCACCCAATCTGCTGTTCGGCTGGCCGATCGACTGGCCCGACCCCACGATCTACTGGATCTGGCCGACCGAGAAGGAAGAAGACGAAGAGGTCGACCCCGGCATCGCCCTGTTCCGTGGGGTCGCCACCGTCGCGAACTCCGGTCTCCACCGCGCCTGCCTCGCTGGCGACAACCGTCACCGAACATGGTTCGACGGCATCAAGATCCTCGAGTACAACGAGGAGCACGCCACACAAGGGTGGGACAAGACCTACGACCTCGACGTGCCGGCAAGCGTCGGCGACCACGTCATCGGCGCGATGGTCGAGAACATCCCCGGCCCCGTCAACAACGCCGGCTTCCTGTTCGGTTTGTGGGAGAACGCCGGCTCCGACGGCCTCGGCGCCAAGATCCTCGAATCGAACGACGCCGACTGGAAATGCCTCCTCGACCCCGACCCGTGGCCCGGGTTCACCGTCGGTCACGTCCTCCGCATCCTCCTCGAAGAGGTGCAAGCCCTGACGCCGGCCCGGCTGGATGGCTGGTCGCTGAGCTGCACCGACACCGACGACACCGACGACAACCCGTTCCCCGTCATCCCCGAGCTCGTCGTGCAGGTCGGCGACAGCCTCCACAAGGTGCTCGAGCAGTTCGCCGAGTCCTACATCGACTTCGACGTCGACATCACCACCAAGACACTCCACGTCTGGGTCAAGGGGATGCGTGGCACCACCTCCAGTGTCGTGTTCGACCCGGGGGTCAACGCCACCGAGCTCGACCGCGACGAGGGCGGCGACTTCGCCAACACCGTGCACTACCGCTACAAGGACGGGCACACCCAGTTCGTCGACACCGCGACACGCGATGGCGAGACGTCGATCGAACGGTACGGCGTGCGCGAGGTGTTCTTGAGCCTCGACGACGTCGAACGGCTCGACGCCGTGGAGGAGTACCTCGCAGAGTGGCTGGCGCTCAATGCGTGGCCCCGAGAATCGGTCACGTTCGGCCTCGAACCCACCGGTGGTGACCTGCCCCTGACCGACTTCGCTGTCGCCGACGAGGTGACCGTCGACGGCGACCCTCTCAAGGTGGTGAGCCTCACCTGCGAGGTCGACATCCACGGTCGTGCGACGTGGGCGACCGAGGTCGTCACCCGCGGGGAGATCTGGGCGCAGAACCTGGAGCGCACACTGCAAGCGAAGATCAACGGCACCTTCTCCGGGCGGTCGCTGTTCTCCTCGCCATCGACACCGGGCGTGTTCGGCGTCGCCGAACGCACCCGCCCGCAGGCGCAACGACTCCAACCCTATTCATGGGCCGGTGAGGTGATCGAGGACGTGTCGGGCACACCGGCCATCGACGGCCCCATCCGACTCACCGGCATCATCCTCTCGGCGCATCCCGGCGGCGGCGGCGACACGACCGTGCACCTCAACCTGAACGGCAGCTCGGCCGGTTCGGCGACCATCGGCGCCGCGCAAACCGAGGTGCGCGAGACGTTCCTCGAGGATCTGGTGCAAGGCGACATCCTCGAGGCCGAGTGCACCGAAGCCGGCGGGCACACCGGCGTCGTCGCGACGCCGCGGGCCTACTACGTCTGATCCTGGGAGGGGAGTCCTGATGCGCTTCGAGCTCGTCCGCAAGGTCACACCGTTCCGCCAGCGTGAATGCTGGTCATATCGCATCGTCGCCGGGAACGGCGAGGTGCTCGCGGTGTCGGAGAAGCTCGCAAACCGTGCTCATGCCGAGCGGATGATCGCCAAGATCCGCGCCGAGCGCGCCAAGGCCGAGACGACGGTCATCGAGTAAGTGCCTGTCGGACAGTGGGACAGCCTCACCGTCCTACCCGAGTCCCGCCAGGAAGCCGTCGCCGGTGCGGTGGGCGAGGACTTCTACGTCTTCGGCGGTGGGCCGAACCGGCAGACCGCCTACTGGTGGGACGGGTCCAGCTGGACCGCAGTCAGCAACCTGCCCGCGATCCGACGGGACTGGGCTGCAGCATCCGACGAGACCGACATCATCTACCTCGTCGGCGGGCGCAACGCCGACTCGTCGCTCACTCCCGAGTCGCAGATCTGGGGGTACTCCACGTCGGGTGACAGCTACGACACCGGCCTCGCGTCGATGTCGGTGCCCCGGTTCGACCACGGCGCCGTGTACCACGACGGGCAGGTGTTCGTGTTCGGAGGCACCACCACTGGCAGCGCCAACACTGACTCCGTCGAGGTGTACGACATCGCCGGGGACTCCTGGTCGTCAGCGACATCCATCCCAGCGCAGAAGAGCAGTTTTGCCTACGCCAAGTCGGGTCACCACGCGCTGCTGATCTCTGGCTACGAGGGCTCCGGGTTCGGGACGCTCGTCCCCACGGTGCGCCGATACGACCTCGACGCTGACAGCTGGGACACCGTCGCCGACTACCCCCACTCCTACGAGGGCATCGCGGCGGCGCCGACTCGCACCGGCTCGCCTCGAATCGTCGCCGCTGGCGGCAACCCTCCCGCGCCGACCGACGTCGCCTACGTGTGGATGTCCTCGGCTGACACGTGGGTGGACGCCGGGGTGCTGCCCACCGGCGCCGGCGTGGTCTACATGGCCGCCGCGGCGGGGGAATCGTCGGCGCAGTTCTTCGGGGGTCGCACCGCGCCGACCCCGGACACCTACCACGCCCGCTACCGGCTCGGCGGCGGCGTGTTCGTCGGCATCTACGTCGGCCTGTAGGGGGACTGATCGTGGCTCTCGACGAGGACTTCGAGCACCGGTTCAACCTGTACGCCGACGAGTGTGCGCGTCGTGGCCACCCGCGGCCTCGGGTCGTGTCGGGCTACCGCGACCCACTGGCGCAGAAGCGGCTGTGGGACTGCTACCAGGCTCGCCTGCGGACCGGCCGGTGCCCGTGCCCGTCGTGCAACACCGCCGCCCGACCGGGGTCGAGCTACCACGAACGTGGCCTCGCGATCGACCACGCCCCCAACTCCACCCCGCAGATGCGCAACATCGCCGCCGAGTTCGGCCTGTGGTATCCGCTGCTCAACATCGGCGAACCGTGGCACGTCGAACCGCGCAGCGCCCGCCAACCCGGCTACCAGCCGCCACCGGTCGGAACCCCCTCGCCCCCTGCCCCCGTGGAGGACGACGACGTGTCCAAGAACGCCGCCCACACCCGAGCTGACGGGATCACGCTGAAAGCCCGCACCGGCGGACCGTGGGGGCTGGCGATCAAGTACAACGACGGCCCCGGTATCCCCCTCGGCAATCTCGAATGGGTCGCCATCGGTGAGAAGGTGCGGAACTGGCCGGTTGTGGTCGGCTCGGCCGAGCTCGTCGACCCCGTCGTGTACACGCTCGACACCGGCAACGGCATGGGCCCCCGGTTCCACGTCGACGTCGTCGAACGCGACAGCGGTAAGACCTGGACGGTCGGCCAAACCATCGGCGGAGTCCCGCACTTCTGGGATCCGGCGGTGTACCCCGGATGAGCCAGACACGCAGCGAAGCGCGCAGCCGCTACGACGTCGACACCCGTATCGGGCTGCTCGAGTCCGACGCCGACGCCTTCGAGCTGGACCTGCTGCGCATCAACCAGCGGCTCGACAAGCTGTTGTGGGCGATGATCGGCATGATCATCTCGCTCACCACCGGCGCCGTCCTGCTCGCCATCAACCTGGTGGTCGCTCGTGGCGGCTGACCTGAACGGCAAACGTGACACAGCCGCGATCGCGCTGCTGTCGTCGGCGGTGCTCGCCATGCTCTTCGTCGTCGCGCTCGTGTTCGCGGTGGCGGTGAACATCCGCCAAGACGCCCGAACCCGCGACCAGATCTCGGAGAACTGCGCGGCGATCAACCAGACCCGCGCCGAGGTCCGGGCCCTGGCCGAGCTCGCCAGCCCAGCCATCCGAGAACGGGCCGCCACGCTCGGTCCGATCAGCTGCTGAGCCGGTGTACCGGCTCGTCGTCGACTTCGACATCGACGCCGACGAGATCCCCTGGGTCGAGTCCCTGCTGCGCGCCGTGCTGCCCCAGGCCGCCGAGCGCGTCGGCGGCCGACTCGACCACTTCCGCATCGACCTGATCCCCCAGGAGGACCCCCAACCATGAGACAACGCGCCATCATCCTGCTCGGCGGCATCGCCGGCGTCATCGCGGCCGCGCTCGGCCTGACCAACGCGACGGGGGCAACCGAGCTGACTGCCGAATCCATCGGCGCGATCTCCGCCGGTGCCGGCGCGATCGCCACCTTCGGCGTCGCCATCCTCCGATCCTGGGACGAGGAGCCCGTGTTCGTGTTCCTCGCCGGGCTCGCCACCGCCGCCTCCGCGTTCCTCTCCATCGGCCAAGCCGCCGACTGGTGGACGCTGTCCGACGCCAACGCCGGCTCGATCATCACCGTCATCACCGCCGTGACCGCCCTCGCCGCATCAGTGCTGCGCGGCACCGTGACCGCCCCCGCGAACCTCCTCGGCGAGTGACCGATCGTCTGTGCCACCTCGCAGCCAAGGTGCTCGCGCTCCCACCCGAACCGCAACCGGGGAGCCGGTGGGTGACCGCAGCCCGAGAGGGTGACCGTGACCCTCGCCGGCTGGTCGTGACCGGCCACCCGATCGATCTCGGCCCGGGCGAACCGGTCGTCGTCCCCGTCGCCTGGGTCCGCGAGGACGAGGTGCCGATCGAACGGTTCTACCCGGGATGCGGAGTGAGCGGCCGGCTTCGACTCGTGCCCGACGAGAGGGGTGCAGCATGAGCAGGACCGTCCCCATCCAGCGGGACTGGCGGACCTGGGCGGTCTCATCGGCAATCGCGCTGGTCGCCGGCGTGAGTCTGCTGTTCGCGCCCGCCGCCGCCGAGGTCATCTTCCCGCCCGACGAATCCTGCTCCGGGCTGCACGTCTCCGTCGGCGACGTCACGGTCGTCGAGGGAGACGAGCTGGCCCGGTCAGCGCAGGTACCCCTGTCACTGTCAGAACCGTCTGAGACGACCCAGTCAGTGACGGTGGCCGTGCTCCCGGATGGGGCGGACGAGGCCGACTTCCGCCCGAAGCACGTCACCGCCGGGTTCGCTCCCGGGACGGTGTACCGGACCGTCGGCGTGCGGCTCACCCCCGACACGACCCGCGAAGACGGCGACGAGGGCGTGTTCCTTGGACTGTACGAGCCGACACCGGGGCTGAACGTGTGCCGCCAGGCCGGGTACCTGACGATCGTCGACGACGACTGAGGAGAGCACGCCGATGATCGAGCACGACTTCCTCCACACCCAGGGCATCTACTGCGGTGACCCTTGGGACGTGTACGTGGTGGTCCTCAACGAGGACGGCACCGCGTACGACGTCACCGAGTCGGGCGAAGACGCCTGGGTGTGCCAGCTGCGCGCGCGACCTGACTCGACGCTCGACGTGATCGCCGACGTCGAGGTCGCCTTCGCGACGGTGGCCGTGTTCGATCGCGAGAACCTCGACGAGACGAACCCGATCAACGCCGAGCTGCTCGCGGCGCTCGACGAGCTCGAAGAGACCGACCCGGTCCTGCACCTGCACCTGGACAGCGACACGACCCAAGCGTTGCGGCCGAGCCTGCCTTGGTACGACATCGAAGAGGTCGGCGTCACCACTTGGCAGCGGGGCCGCGTGGAGATCCGAGGCGACGTCAGCGTCGTCGAGACAGAGGAGTGAGCCTGTGAGCGCGGCTGTGGTCATCAACGCAGTGGTCGTGATCGTCGGTCAGGCCCGCGGCCCGCGTGGCCCGGCCGGTAGCGGCGAAGGCGAAGGCGGTCTCCCCGTCGGTGGCACGACCGGTCAAGCCCTTCTCAAGCAGTCGGTCGCCGACGGCGACGCCGATTGGGCCACGCTTCTGATCTCGATGGTGTCGGGTCTGCAGGCCGCGTTGGACGCCAAACAGGCGACATCGGAGAAGGGCGCCGCCAACGGGTACGCGCCGCTCGACGCCGGCTCGCTCGTCGCTGACGCCTACATCCCGGCGTCGATCGCGCGCGACAGCGAGGTCACCGCAGCGGTGAGCGCCGCGGTGAACGCGCTGGTCGGCGCCGCGCCGGGAACGCTCGACACCCTGTCTGAGATCGCCGACGCGCTGCAGGACAACCCGAACGTCATCACCGACCTGATCGCCTCGATCGGCACCAAGATCGCCTCGACGCTGCTCGACGCGCAGTCGGTGCTCATGGCGATCTCCGACAACACGCCGATCGCCCAGGTGATCGACGAAGGCGAGATGTTCGGCCGGCTGCCGGGCGGGAACCTGGGGCCGCTGACCGCCGCCCAGGTGCGCACGCTGATCGACCTGACCGCCCAGATCGCCACCGCCGTCGCCGCGCACAACGCCGCCACAACCGACGTGCACGGCATCGCTGACACGTCGACGCTTCTGGTGGTCGTCGAGCACGGTTCGGACCCGGGCGTGCCCCGCCCGGCCGGCGCGGTGATGGTGCTCTGGAAGGGCGACGTGCTACCGAACGAGATCATCGAGGCGTCCGACTGGTGGGAGGTCCCACCGGCGTGATCGACGTTGTCAACAACGAGCTGCTTCGCACGCTCGACGCGCGAACGATCCGCCGTCACGACGGCGTCACTTGGCGTGCCCTGCCCGCCACCCCGTACCCGGCCGAAGCGCCCGGCGACGACGTGTGCGCGTTCGCGACCGACGGTCCGCTCAAAGACAAGCACACCGACGAGCGCCACATCCGATGGCTACCGGACGGTCTGTCCCCGGCGTGGTCCGTGGAGGACGGCTGCGTAGGGTTCGCCAGTGTCGGAGCGAGCGTCGCCCGACGTGCGTTGATCGACTGCGGGTTCGACGCGACGACCCCGCACATCGTCAAGTTCACGATCGGACCGGACCCCGGTTCCGGTGCGGGCAACACCTACGAAACCGGCGTGATCGTGTGCGCCGAAGGCGCAGCGTCCTCCGACGATTGCATCGTCTACCAGTTCAGCGAAGGCTTCGGCAATCTTCACATCATCAACCACCAACCGGCAGGAACCAGCATCGGCACCCGACTCGGCACGGCCGTTTCCGAGGGCAGCGTGCTCCAAGTCGAGGTCGGGACCGACCCCGGCTCCGGTGCGACCTACGTCTTCGTGCACACGCATACAGGCGGTCGGGTTGGACCGTTCGCCATCCCAGCGGGGACCTTCGCTGCCAACACGATGGTCGGCGTGTGGGGGAGCGACGGCATCGCTCACCGCCTGATCGCCGGTTGGGAGGTGTTCGAGGGGTCGATCATCCACGAAGCTCCGCTGTCGTCGTCACTGTTCACGGGCGCCGCCGCCGAGCTGAACGCCTACGCCGACGATCAAGGCCACACGTTCGGCCGCTCCAACGCCGTATTCGACCTGAACGGCTCAGGGCAGGTGTACGCCAATGTCGCCACCGGCCTCGCCAACTCGATCGTCGGGTTCGTGGATGTGCGCTATCGGGACGTTGAAGTGAAAGCCGACGTGGCGACCGGCACCGGCGCGGGGATCGCAGCGAGCGTCATGGCGTGCTTCCCGTCGGCATCCCAACAGAACGACTTTCTCGCTGCGGACATCCTCCAAACCGGGACGATCAACCTGCGCAAACGAGTCGCGTCGACCAACACGATTCTGGCATCCGATGCCGGCCACACCGCAGGCGACACCACCCACCGAGAGCTGCGCATGGTGATCAACTGGCCGGACGTGGACGTGTATTACGACGGGGCGGTCACTCCCGACATCTCCTACACGCTGACCCCCACCGACCAGTCCGACCTCGGTGGCGGAACCCGGACGCGTGTCGGGTTCGGAGTGACCAAGCAGAACGCCGTCGCCTCGCCGACCATCAACTCGTGGGAATGCACGGTTGCCACCGCGCCAGAGGACTTCGCCGATTACGTCACCGAGATCGACCTTGGTGCCGACAACTACTCGGGCAACACCTACTGCGCGCCGGCGTACGGGCCGATCATCACCAGCGACGGCACGAAGCAGATCGTTGGCACCCCGGAGCTCGACGGCGGCGACATCTATTGGGGCTACAAGATCAGAGACCTCCCGGCCGGTGCGTTCGGCTCGAGGGTGCTACTGACCGATCTCGGCATCGTGCCCGACGACGACAACCACAACGCGTGCGCCTACGCCTTCGACGGCGACGGCCGCATTCTCGCGTGCGGCAACCATCATGCTGAACCGTTGAAGATGGTGATCGGCGGGACCGCCTACTCGTCGAGCTTCACGCTCGTCGACACGGCCGACATGGGTGGCGTGATCGACACGCCCGACACCTGGATCACCTACCCGCAGTTCCTCCCGCTGCCGTCGGGCGACGTGCTGTTCACATGCCGCCGTGGCGTTCCCGCATTGTCGGACCAGCTGCTCTACCGGTGGAACTACGCGACCGCCGACTGGACGCCGCTCGGCCCCGACGACGACGGCCTGCTCATCAACGGTACGCACGGCAACCCCACCCATGACCGTGGCGTGTACCTCACCGGCAACGGCGGGATGGTGCGCTCACCGATCAGTGGCGACATCCACATGGCCTGGACCTGGTGCCGAGAAGTCGACCCCGAAGACGCCGAGGGGCCGCTCAACACGCTGTATCACGACGTCTGCCACATTTTCTCGGACGACGACGGCGTGACCTGGCGGAAGCACGTTACGACCACCGCGTTCGGCATGCCCCTCGACGTGTTGGATGACAACATCACGGCGCTTGAAACCGGTGGCGGTCCTCCTGATCCTGTGGGTGTCGGACTCGAGAACATCCCGACCATCTTTATCGACGACAACGATCAGCCGAACGTCCTCACCTGGATCACGTCGGACCCTCCAACGTGGAAGCACCTCGTGTGGGACGGCTCGGGAGTGTGGAACGCTCCGCTCGACGCCGACGTGGATTGGAACAAGAGGTCCGCGGCCGGGTTCGCTTACGACGGCCGCACCTTCGCCATCGCCCGCCCGACCGGTTCCAACGGCGCGTGGCTGTATGAACTCACGCCCGGATCAGGTGACTACGGCACACGCCTAGCGCGGCTGCACCAGGGGATCGTCACGACCGGATGGCACGCCAACTACGACGCCAACCGGCTTGTCGCCGAAGGCATCATCTCGCTGCTGGTCACTCCGTCGGCGGGCGCCGGCATCGGCGGCGGGTACGACGCCGTCCAGGCCTACGTGATCGACTTCGACGTGGCGCAGTTCATCGACGACGGCTTCTGACCGGAGCTTGAACCGGGACGCCCCCGCTTCGGCGGGGGCGTTTCTTCGCGTTCAGCCGATGGTCAACGCCACGTTCCAGCCCGCCGCTTCCATCTGCTCTTGCGAGTACGACAGGGAGCCGCGCCGCCCAACCTCGATCTCGTAGAAGTCGGACTCAGGAACGTCGGTCAGAGTGATCGGGAAGCGACAGTCGTACAGCGTGATCGCGCCGGTGTCGAGTGTTTGCATCGCCACACCCGGCCCCAGCTGACCGGTGGCGATGGTCTTACCGGCCGCGTCCTTGACGACCACGCCCAGCCCGCCGCGTATGTCGTCGTAGCCGCCAGTGCCGGAACAGCTCGCGCCGTCTCGACTGATGTTGCTGCTACCGGTGAGAGTGAAGCTACCGGTGAGGGTCTGCGTGTCAGGCGCGTCGTCGCGGATCAGGAAGTACCAGCCCACCCCAGCGGCGGCGACCAGCACCGCGACCACAGCGACGGCGACCGTGAGTAGCCGCCCCCGCCGGCGCCTCGCTTCGGCTGCGACCTCAACTTCGTCGTCCAGCTCGGGCTCGCTCGCCTCGAGCTCGTCATCGGCCACGGTGGTCGAGAGTACCGGCCCGGATCCGGCCCGGGCTTCGCCGGCGTTCAGCCGCCGGTGACGCACTCCATCAGAGCCTGCGCCATCTCGTCACCGGCGCTCGGCGACCCGGGGAGGTCGCGCCCATCAGGCAGCAGGGTGTACTCGCGGGCTGATCCTGAGAGCGCGTACGGGGTCGCGCCGACGAAGACCCACACGTCAGCCGTCGAGACCCGGATGTCGCCCTCGTACACGTTCGCCGCGAACCACCGAAGGTCGCCCTCAGTCGAGCTGAATGCCTCGCCGAGCCGCGTCGCTCCAGCAGTGAGCGCGGCCGAGACGGTGGCAACCTCGGCCCCAGACGCCGGGTCGCACTGAACCGGCACGGTCGTGGTTGTCGACGAAGAGGTGGCCGTCGACGACGTGGACGTTGCCGGAATCGACAGGGTGGTCGTCACCAGCTCGGGGTCGGAGTCCGACGAGCACCCCACCAACAACGCCGGCACAACGACCCACGCCCAGCCCCTCACGACGTTCGAGGGTACCCGTCAGCCTGGTGGCAAGCCGGGGAGCCGCTCGACGTGTGTTGCCAGCTCGAGCGGCGTGATCAACGTGTAGATCTGCGTCGACTGCAACGAAGCATGGCGGAGGCCCTCCTGGGCGACTCTGGTGTTCCCACCCGACGCGCGTAGCAGCTGAGTGCCGAACCGGTGACGAAGCGCGTGCAACGTGTCAGCGATCCCAATCGAGTGCAGGAACCGGTTCGACAGGTGGCTGACCTGCGCCCCCGAGATGTGGCCGGGCTGGCCGTCACGGCGGGGGAACAGCCAGCCCTGTCGGGGTAGACCCGACCGGCGGAGCTCGTCGACGAGGAACCCACCGAGGGGCACGGTGCCGGGATGGCCGCCCTTCCCGTCGTTCACGATGATGATCGGTGGCTCAGATCGCCACCACAGATCCTCGGCCCGGAGCTGGGCTATCTCCGAGGCACGCAGCCCTCCCCACGCCGCCAACAGCAGCGCCGGCCGAACCCGACCGTCGGCGGGGGCCCGGTCGAGGGCGCGCCACAGTTCTTCTTCAGGGATAGGGCGGGGGAGACGTCTTAGCAGGTGGGGGCGTCGCAGCTCGGCGGCGGGGTTCTCCTCGAGGTGGCCTTGGCGGGTGGCCCACAGATAGAACTGTCGGACGTGGGAAACCTCGGTGGCCTGGGACTCGGCCGACAGTGGTCGGAAGCACCACGCTTCAAGCTGGTCGGCAGTCGCGGCGAGGAGGCTGGCAGGGTCCAGCCAGGCGGCGAGCCGTGAGAGGACGCGTCGCCGCTGGTAGATCGTCGATGCTCGAAGGTTCCGCCGCTGCATCTCGACCAGGCACGCGGTGATGATCGCGGCCGTGTTCAGGTTCTTCACCCGCTCCCCCCATCCTCCGCTCCCCTGTACAAGTCGGGTGTGACAGGGCTCGGCTTGAGCGGTGAACAAGGCTCAGTCGATCGAGGCCGCCATCATGGCGAGGGGTGAGCCGATGGCGAAGTCGGCGAAGCTACTTCCAGTTCTGAACCCTGCGAGCCAGTCGGCGGGGAATCCCGTGATCGCCTCGAGCTGCAGGCAGACGTCGGTCAGCGCGCCGCCGCGCGGCTTGTTGATGTCGGCCTCCCAGTTCGAGTACCGCTCCACCTTGACCGTCTTGCCGTCGACTCTGAGCTGGTCAGAGATCTGTTGCTGGGTGAGCCCCGCATGCCGGCGGGCCTTGCGGAATCGGTCGCCGAGTGTCCATTCGGGGATGTCGTCGTACGCCAGTGCCATCGTCGTCACCTCCCTCCAAGGATCTGTCGATACCTGGGTAACCATAGGCAAACCTGGCACAAGTAGCAAGAGCCCGCAAAACTAGGTATTGACAGCAACGCTGGCCGGGTGTTTCATGCTCAGCCGTGGCCGCTGTGCATTCACAGGAACCCTCCGGATCACTACGAATCGGCGAAGCCGCCGAACTCCTGGGGGTCAGCACCGACACGGTCCGTCGCTGGTGCGATGCCGGGAAACTGCCCCACTGGCGCACCCCCAGCGGTGAGCGCCGCGTCCGCCGGGCGGACATCCAGCGCCTCCTCGTCGAGCCGGAGGTGCAGGCAGGGTGACCCTCCGGACGATCACCAACGCGAAGGTTGCGGCGCGTCTCGCCCCGTGTGACGACTGCGGCGCCGAACCGAACGAGCTCTGCCGAACCCTCGACGGGTCGGGGCACACCACCCGAGTCGACTCGAAGCGGGGCCGACGGTGGACATGACCGCCGCGGTCGTTGCCATGCTCCTCCGCGCGGCGATCCTCATGCCCGGCATCGCCGGCGCCACCCTCGTCGTGCGGGCGTGCGGGGGCTGACGTGCTCGTCATCTTCGCTCTCGCCGCCCTCGCTGTGGCCGCAGGGATGCTGGCCAAGACGTTGGACGCGCTCCGATGAGCCGGCTGACCCGCGCGTGGCATCTGTGGTGGCCGTTCCTCGGGCTGCTCGCGCTCGTCGCGATCGGCTGCGCGCTCGACCCCGGACAGGGCATGCCGTGATCGTCGCGTTTCTCTGCGCCGTGATCGCCGTGTCGCTGGTGATCGTCGCCGTCCAGGTCGCCAAGATCCTCGAGGAGCGACGTTGAGCGCCCCTCCCGGCGGTCTGACCCGACGGCTGCCCTATCTCGGGGCTCAGCCCGACCCGTTCCTCAACGTTCTGCGGGACGCGCACGCGCGGTTCATGGCTTTGCCGTTGTGGTTCTGGGATCGAACCCAGCTTGAGCCGTCGACGACGAGGCCGTTCTGATGGGCCGCAAGTGGGAGGGTGACGATCTCGTTGCGCAGGTCCGTGCGGACCACGACGACGGCGCGGCGGAGGTGGTCGCCCGGTTCCTCGCGAGCGGCGGCTCGCCGCCGGCGAAACCCGCCCGGGCGAGGAAAGCGCCGGCTAAGGCGGTGCGCGCGGTCGGCCGGTCTGCCGCCTACCGGGGCTACCGCGGACCACGGATGAGGTCTCCCCGTTGATCGTCGCGGCGTTCCTCGGCGGGCTCCTGGTCGGGGGTTTCGCGTTGTGGTGTCACACCACCGGTGTCACGCGTGACGCGTTGTCGGAACGTAACGCGTGGCGTGTCGCGCTCATCGCCTTCGCTGCGGTGGTCGTGGTTGCTCTCGTGTTCATCGCGGACGTGGCGGTGCGGCCATGACGACCGTCGAGGTGCGCAAGCTCTCCAAGCGCCAAGCACGGAAGCTGACCGACGAGATCAAGTCCCACGCCGAGACGCTGTGGGGCCTGCTCGTGGAGATGTACGAGGGCCAGGGGTGGAAGGCGCTCGGCTACAAGACGTGGGGCGCGTACGTCGAGGCTGAGCTGTCGGTGACCCGGCAGCACTCGTACATGATTCTCGACCAGGCACGCGTGGTGAAAGAGCTGGTCGAGGCCACTGACGTGTCAGACGCGTCTGACATCTCGATGCGTGACGCGCAGGTCGCGAAGGCCGAGATGAGCGCCGTCGTCGACGACGTCCAAGAGGCGAAGGCTGAAGGTGCATCCGACGCCGACGCGGTTCGCACGGGCATCGCGAAGGCCCGAGAGCGGCTCGCTGCCGAGCCGTCCGACCTCGTGCGCAGACTGACCAACGCCGCCGAAGGATCGGGCGGTCTCGCTGTCATCCGGCCGCACGTAAAGTTCCAATGCCAGGAGATCGCACAGCTTCTCCTGCCGCACGCCGAGTCGCATCCGGAGTGGTGCGAGGGTGTGTGGCGCTCCACGCAGGCCGCCGGCAAGCGCGGCGATCAGGGCGGGCTGGTCGTGCTCGCCGGCGACGCGCGCCGCGGACCGCACTCGAGCGGCGAAGATCTGGACAGCGCCCGAAGCGCTAACCCCAGCGTTGAAGGGGTCGAGGGGTCCGATCCGTCGGGACCACCAGCGCTGTCCGAAGATGTGGGTGGAGGTTCCGACGACCGCGAGGAGTCGGCCCCAGCTCAGGGTTGGTCGACCTCCACCCCGATCGAGGAACACCACGCCAGCAGTGGCGAGCAGGTGGAGGCTGCGGATGCGTCCGCGCCTGGGGGAACCCCCACGCCTGTTCCCGATGGTGCCCTCGCACCCGACGCGGCCCCCACCCGCGCCGCGTCGGGTGAGATCGATGGCGGGCATGGTGCGCAGGGAGAGCCTGCGACGACGGCATCCGTCCATGAAACACCCGCCATCCCGGAAGGCGGCCAGGGTCTCGACCGCCCACTCGCCCTGTCTTCCGATGCTGGCGAGGACGCGCCCACACCCGCGTCCTCGCCGGCCACCTACGGCAACGAGGAACAGGGCCACCGGCTGCCACCCGAGGTGAAGGGCAATGGGTTCCGGCCGCACGACGTCGGGTCGAAGCTGTTCACCTGGGTCCGGTCCGCGCCGACGCTGACCGCGTCGAAGAGGTTGGACGAGGCCGAGGCCGCGGTGCGAGCCCTCGACGACGGTGAACGGGCGCTCCTCGCGGCTGAGATCGACGACCGTATCGAGACGCTCACAGCGCTGCGCCAAGCGCTGCAGTACGCGGGGGCGACCCGATGACCGAACAGCCCCGCGAGCGGCCTGTCCCGTGCGCCCTCGCGTGCGGACGGACGACGTGGAACAACGACGGCATCTGCTCCGAGCGATGCCGCGAAACAAACAGACGGCTTCGTGCTCTGCGCGAGCGGCACCCGCTCCGTTCACCTGGTCTCCCGACTCGGTCTGCTTCGGGTGTCGCTCGCGGAGCTCACGAGACGTAACCCAGGGGAGAGAGGCATGGTCCGTTTCCAGCTTCGCCGCGCCATCGGCGGGTTCTACTTCCGCATCCGTGCACGCAACGGCAAGACCCTGGCGCACAGTGAGGTCTACCGCCAACGGCGCAGCGCCCGACGGGCCATCACGCTCATCGGCGGGCCAGACGCGATCGTCGAGGACGAGACGTGAGCGCCCTCGAGGACCGGGCCGACGCCGCGCTCGGGGTGCCCGAGTTCGCCGACCTGGACCGGCTTCTCTCCGGTGACGACCCGGACTTCGACGCCCAACCGTCCGCACCCGACGACGAAGTCCACGCCGACCGGTGGCTACGCAAGCTTCGCCGGATCGAGGAACGAGCCCAACGCGTCCGCGATGTGGCCCAGGCCGAACGGGAGCTGATCGACGAGTACGAACGGGCCGAGCTGGCCAAGGTCGACCACGACCGTGCATGGCTGACCGAGTCGCTCCGCCAGTACCACCGGGCGCGGCTCACCGACGATCCGAAGGCCAAGACGATCCGGCTGCCGAACGGGACGCTCAAGGCACGCGCCCAGCAGCCGTTGTGGGAGTACGACGAGAGCCAGTTCATCGCGTGGGCGCTCGACAACCGGGCCGAGCTCGTCCGCCAGATCGTGCAGGAACGGCCCGACAAGACGGCGGTACGCGACCAAGTCTCCGACGGCCACCTCGCCATCGCCGGGGTGTCGCTCGTCGAAGCGGACACGGGCGAACCGATCCCCGGGGTGACGATCACACCGCGCGGTGTCGGGTTCTCCGTCGTCCTCGAGGACGCCGAGTGACCGACCACGACACCCTCGCCGAGGCGCTGGTGGCCGCGCTGGCTGACTTGTCGGTTGTGGAGAAGGGCCACACCGCTGACGCCGGCTCGTACTCCTACGACTACGCGGACCTCGCGGACGTAGTGAAGCTCACCCGCCCCAAGCTGGCCGAGCACGGCATCGCCGCGTTGACCCCGGTGCACGAGTACAGCGAAGGGCTGGCGTGCACGGTGCGCCTTCTGCACACGTCAGGCGACGAGATCGAGTTTCCGCCGCTGCCCTTCCCTCACGGCCGCGACGCGCAAGCCACCGGGTCCATGATCACCTACCACCGCCGCTACGCCCTCGTCGCCGCGCTCGGCATGGCAGCCGGGGACGACGACGACGGCGCTTCTGCAGCGGCCCGCGCTCCCACCCACATCGCGAAGTCCGACGCCGACCACCTCCGCGAACGTCTCGTGTCGCTCCCGAAGGACCTCCAGGACGAGATCAAGCCGATGGTGAAGGCCGGCGGTCGGATCGAAACGTTCACCGCGGAACAGCTCGACGAAGCCCACCGGTTCGTGACTGACCTTGAAGACGAACTGTCGAACGAGAAGGTCGACGCGTGAGACCCCGCACCCCGAAACGGGCTGTGGAGGAGCGTGTGTACGCGCGGCTCCGCCAGCGGATCTTGCATGACCAGCCGTGGTGCGTCGCCGGTGACCGCATCCGAATGAAGGATCCAGGCCATCAGTGCGGCAACGGCACCCACCCCGGTCGGCGTGCCACCCAGCTGCACCACCTCCGCAAACGGTCGTCCGCGGGTTCGTTGACCAACCCGGACAACGTCGAACCGGTGTGCGGCTGGTGCAACGAGTGGATCGAGGACCACCCCAACCAAGCCCACGCACTCCGCCTCGTCGTCCGACCCGGTGACGACGCGTGGGAACGGCTGGGCGCACGCGCGTCGAGGGCAGCACGGTGAGATCGCACGCCTGCTACGAGCTCGACCACGGTCGCTGTAGCTGGGCCAACTGTAGCTGCGCTTGCCATCGTGCGGTCGCGACGAAGATCCGACCCGGACCGCGTGTCATGCGATGGGTGTGCGCGTTCATCGGGCATGACCGTTCACCCTCGGCCGGCTGGTGCGTCCGCTGCGGCAACGGGGGCCCGACGTGACCCCGTCCGAGATCGTGCTCACGGTGGCCGCGCTCGCCATGCTGCCGTGGTGGCTGCGGCTCGTCCGGTCGGGTGCGCTGCGCGTGCAACCCGACGATGACCTTGCCGGCGTCAGCGAGCACGAACGCAAGATGAAGGCGCTGCAGCGATGAGCGCCGAGGGTTACGTGATCGGCGTGCTGTGGGCGCTGTTCTGGACGTTCATGTTTGTGCGCGCTTGGGGACGGATGTGAAAGCGCTCACCGTTCGCCAGCCGTGGGCGTCGCTGATCGCGGCTGGGGTGAAGACGATCGAGACCCGGTCGTGGTCGACCGCATACCGCGGTCCGATCGCCGTGCACGCTGGGAAGGCGGGCGTCGCCGAACCTTGGTCGGTGCCCGGCCTGGCGGCGGCGGTCGACGCTCTGCCGCAGCCGCTGCCGATGGGGGCGGTGGTCGCGGTTGCCGATCTGGTCGACGTGCTGCCGATGGTGACTCGCCCGGTGGTGTTCGATCACCTGTTTGTCCGGCGTGACGGCGCGCTGTTCGTGTGGCGCGAGGCCGATCGGCCGAACCGGCCGAGGTCGTTCACCGATCAACGACCGTTCGGTGGTTTCGCGGCGGGCCGGTTCGCTTGGCTACTCGAGAACGTGCGCCCGTTGGAGCAGCCGCTGCCGACGCGCGGTCGCCAAAGCCTGTGGACCCCACCGGATCTGGTGTGCGCCGCGCTCGCACCGCTGACAGAGATGGCGGTCAGCAAGTGAACGGGTACGAGCGGCAAGCCCGACGTGACCGGCAGACGATCGGCGCGTTCTGGGTCAGCGTCGGGGTCGCCGTCGCGGTGCTGGCGTTCTTCGTGTTCATCGAGGTTGTTCGATGAAGCGGCGACTGGTGGTCTTCGTCGTGCTGGCCATGTTCACGGTGTTCGGCTGTCAGTACGAGGGCTGGTGGTTCCAAGACCGCGGGGTCACGAACAAGCATTGGCTTCCCGGCCCTGACACTGGCACCGGTTCCGGTCCGTACCTGTCGATGTGCTACGGGCGCACGTCGATCGTCGACGGGTTCGACGGCATCTGGACCGACATGAACAAGCCCGCCGAGGCGCACATCTGGGCCGATGCCGGTACCGGCTGCGAACGAGTCTGCGTCACTCTCGCGTACCGGTACTACTCGACGGCGCTGACGCTGCGTCGTGGGCCGGTGTGCTCCGCGAGCCAGGTCGTCAACATGCACGCCGCGGTGGTCGGCCCGCCCCGAACCAAGGTCGACGGCGCCGACTACTGCATCCGCAACGTGTGGGGCTGGGGGACCTGTTGGACGGTGGTGAACGCCAACCCGAACAACGTACCGGTCCGCTGCCCGGTCACGTCGGGGTCGGTGTGCGGATGATGACCTACGCCCCGCCGTTCGAGTACCTCGGTCTTTCACCTGCCGAGTTCCAGTTCCGCACGCTCGGTCGCACCCCGGCGGCGCGCTATCTCGCCGGGCTCCGGTTGGGACGGCTCCGCCATCACGTCCACACCGAATCGACGACGGAGGGCGGAACCGCCGCGATCTCGTGTGTCCTGTGCGACGAACCCTTCACCGCCGAGGAGTGGGAGGAGCGGCACTGGCGCGACGGTGACGGCGCCGATGTCCACGCGCGCTGCTGCGTCCGTTGCAGCGAGGACCACGATGTGACGGGTCAGCGAATCTCGTGAAGGATCTGCTGGACGCGTTGGTGCGAGATCTCGAGCAGTGTGGCGACATCGCGTCGGCTGTAGCCGTTCTTGGTGAGCATCGTGACGGCGTGGCGGGTGGCCTGAGTGGCCTCGAGGCGGGCGTGCTCCTCAACGAGCCGGGCTTCACGTGCAGCTTCCACGAAGCCGACGTCGGCGCCGATCTCGATGCGGTAGCGGAGGGGGACCTCGTCGACGTCGAACCACACCGCGGCAGCTTCGGCGATGTTGGCGCGCGCCGAGTCGAGGGTGCGCCCGTAGGTGTGGACGCGGGGCTCCTCGACGAGCTCGGCTTCCCAGACGCCTTCGGCTTCGTCTCGTTCGATGACGGCGGTGTAGTTCTTCATTCCATCCACCCTTCTCCGAGGCAGGGTTCGAGCGCTCGCTCGATGGAGCGGAGCGTTCCTTTCGAGATGTCCCCGGGGTGCACCGGGATGACGGTCTGGCATTCGCCGCACCGGATGACCAGGTGGGAGCCCTTCTGCCGGACTTCTTCGCAGCCTCGGGCCCGGAGGATTCGGCGCAACTGCCTCGCGGTCATGCCATATGTCTATCAGACTAGACACTCGGGTGTCAAGTCAACTAGACACCGCCGCAGGTGTGGCCCGTGAGGACTGTCGTCGACCCCACGACCGGCGAGGTGGTCCCGACCCTTCCGTCGCGCCCACCCGAACCGCTCGACCCCGGCCAGATCTCCGACATCGCCGAGCGGATCCTGCGCTACACCCAGGAGCTCGAGGACGCCCTGCCCGATCTCGACGCCGCGACAAGCGCGGCGGCCGACGCAGAAGCGGACTGGCTCGAGGCCCGCGCCCGAGCCGTGATCGCGGTCGCGGACGAACACCCATCACTGACGGTCGGCGAGCGTGACGCACGCGCCGACGTGGTCGCTGCGGACGCTCGGCGTGCGTTCCTGATCGCACGTGAGGCCGTGAAGGCCAAGCGCGAGTACCTCCACTCGTTGCGTGCGCAGCTGAGTGCGTGCCAGACGCTCGCCAGGCTGTTGGGGGAGGTGGCGTGAGCCGTTCAGCCCTTCCACTCCTCGGGTGTCCGGTCACCCTTCGAGGCGTTACAGGCCCAGCAGGACAGCACGAGGTTGTCGTCCACGTCGGCCCCACCGCGAGCTGTCGGCAGCACGTGGTCGGCCACCGCCGCGGACTCGTGGCAGTTCCCCGGGTCACACGCGCAGGTGAGCGGCCTGTCGCAGTAGGAGCATGTCCAGCCGTCGCGCTTGGCGAGGCGGTGCAGCCGCGAATGGGTGCGCGAGTGTTTCTTCGGTCGCGGTGGTGCCGGGGTGCGCGGGCCCTTGAGGTTGTCGAACCGCTCCTCGATGCGCATGAGACACGCCCCACCCTCGCCATCACCGAACCGCCAGAGCGGCTCAACCGT